AACAACTACACCAACAAATGGTATTTTTGGAATGTCAGATGTTCTTGAAGCACAACTAAGATCTAACAGAACTCAGACAACACAATCAGATAGTCCTATGACAAAAGTAGATAGATCTACTTATGCAGGTTTTTCTAATAAATTATCAAAAGGTACGCCTAATCAATATTGGGTAGAAAGATTTATTGATAAAGTTAGAATACATATTTATCCAACACCAGATTCTACTAATGCATCTAAAGACATGCATTTTTACTTTATAAAAAGAATACAAGATGTAGGTGATTATACAAATGCAACTGATGTACCATTTAGATTTGTTCCTTGTATGACATCAGGACTCGCATATTATCTAGCACAAAAATATCAACCAAACTTAATTCAACCTATGAAACTAGCTTACGAAGATGAATTTGCAAGAGCATTAGCAGAGGATGGCTCAGCTTCTAGCACGTACATAACACCAAAAGCATACTACCCAGGAACATAATGGCAAAATACGCAACAGGAAAACACGCAAAAGCAATATCTGATAGATCAGGTTTAGAGTTTCCATTTCGAGAAATGGTTAGAGAGTGGAATGGTGCGTTTGTTCATGTTTCAGAATTTGAACCTAAACAACCACAATTGGAACCAAAACCTATTTCTGCAGATGGTATTGCGTTAAGAAATGTTAGAAGTGATAGAACAGAACCATCGACAACTGTTAGAATACCAAACGATGGTTTTGAAACTTATGAGGCAGGATCTAGAATTATAAATGTATTTTCACCTGGACATGGTCTAACTAGTGGGACTACTTATAGATTTAGAGGAGCTCCTACTACTTCTCCAGGAACAGGAACTTCTACAGATCCTGTGTTTGCATATTCTAATCCAGAAAATTTTGATGGTATATCTGGATCTAACATTGCAAAAGCTGCAGGATACGCGATTACAACTGGCTTATATAAAAATGATGCGGCTGTAACAACAGATTACGCTACATCTAATTATTTTCATTTTACAGTCGATACAGATACTGCTACAACTGGTAATATAAAAGGAGGAGGATACGGCTGTTCTGTTGGACCCGTAACCATAGAGGCATGATTAAGTTTATTAAAAAATGGGTTTGTAAAATTTTAAATATTAAAAAGTGTGAGTGTCCAGAACAAGAGGGGGTTGGACAAAAAGAATTTCCAATAATAAATGAAACTGCAAAACAGAAAAAAATACGTTTAAAACATCAAGGAGATAATAAATAATGGCAGGGATAAGTTACGACACGTTAGTTACACAAATTAGAAATTACACAGAAACAGACTCTAACGTTCTCACAACAGACATATTAGAAAATATAATTTTAAATGCTCAGTATAGAATTATGAGAGATGTGCCTATTGATTCAGACAGAGCTCAACAAACTGGTAATTTAGTTGCAGGACAAGAAACTATTAACTGTCCAGCAGGAGCTTTGTTTATAAGAGGTGTTCAAGTTTATGATTCTACATCTGCTACAACGGGGGCTAATGTTTGGTTAGAAAAAAAAGATGTAACATATTTACAAGAATATGTGCCATCAACGGAGTCTTCTAAAAGAGGACAACCTAAATATTATGCCATGTTTGGTGGAGCAACTGGAGATACTGATACAACATCAGGACGTTTATTTTTAGCACCTGTTCCTGATACAACATACAAATTTAGAGTTCATTTTAATAAGATGCCAGCTACTTTGGAGTCTGGTAATCAAAGCAATTATATTAGTCTTAACTTTCCAAATGGGCTATTATATTGCTGTCTATCAGAAACATATGGGTTTTTAAAAGGTCCGATAGACATGTTGACTTTATATGAAAATAAATATAAACAAGAGATACAGAAGTTTGCTAACGAGCAAGTTGGTAGAAGACGAAGAGATGACTACACTGATGGTGCTGTTCGTATACCAGTAAGATCGGCAAACCCGTAGGAGATAAATTATGGCTATATCATCAGCAATTTGTACAAGTTTCAAACAAGAGATTTTAGTTGGAACACACAATTTTACAGCATCAAGTGGTGATACTTTTAAAATAGCTTTATTTACAAGTGATGCATCTTTAGGTGCAGGTACAACTGCTTATTCAACATCAAACGAAATTTCAAACACATCAGGATCTGCATATTCTGCAGGGGGTGCAACATTAACAAGCGTTACACCAACAACTTCGGGAACAACTGCATTTTGTGATTTTGCAGATGTTAGTTATACTTCAGCATCTTTTACAGCTAATGGTGCATTAATTTATAATGATGATCAATCTGACAAAGCTGTTGCTGTCATAGCATTCGGTGGTGACAAGACAGTATCAAGTGGAACATTCACAATTCAATTTCCAACAGCAGACGCAAGTAACGCAATCATTCGTATAGCGTAAGGAGGGCCTCCTTATGTCTACATCAATTTGGGGAGGAGATGACCCCTCAGTTGCATGGAATGAAAACTCATGGCAATCTAATCTTTTAACTGTCGACTTAACAGGTGTATCTGCATCAACTTCACTTGGTAATTTAACAGAGTTTAATGAAACAGGTTGGGGTCGATTAACTTGGAACACAGCTGACTGGGGTGAGGGTGCGGATGAGACAGTATCTGTAAGTGGTGTAGAGGCCACAACTTCTGTTGGATCTATATCTGTTGCAACTTTAATTACTGTTCCTTTAGAAATGGTTGGTGCAAACCACTCCATGACTGCAAGAATAGGAAGTCTTGACATAGATGCAGAGTTAGGAGTTGCTGTAACCGGTGTGTCTGCAACTTTTTCAACTCCAACAATGTCTTATGTTGGAACTTTAGTTGGTTGGGGTAGAGATGCATGGGGAGATAATTCTTGGGGCGAATCTCCAAATGAAATTGTAACTTTAGTTGGTCAAGCTTCAACCGCAGGTGTAGGCTCGATATCTCCTGCTGACGTGGTTGGTTTATCTGGTCAAGAGTCTACAACGAGTGTCGGTTCAACAACCATTAAATTAGATTCAACACCAGCGATCACAGGACAATCATCTACAGTAAGTCAAGGCACACTAGGTTTAGAATTTGGTACGGTTGGGGCATTATCAGGGGTAGCTGCCACTTCAGGTTTAGGCACACTAGGTTTAGAATTTGGTCCAGAGGAAATAATTACAGGGTTATCTGCAACTACAAATGTAGGAACTCTTGAGATTGGAAGCGTAGAACTAATTGATATATCAGGTGTGTCAGCATCAACTAGTGTGGGTTCTTTTACACTTGAATTTGCGTATGAGTTGTCTGGTCAATCTTCCACAACTAATGTTGGGTCACTATCACCATCTGATGTGATGGGTTTAACAGGTATTGAAATGACATCAAGTGTGGGAATATTAGGAATTAAGGGTTATCAAAATATTGACACTGGTTCAAATACTTCGTATAACAACTTATCAACAGGATCGAATTCGTCCTATTCTGATCTTTCAACAGGGTCTAATAGTTCGTATTCTAATGTTGCAACTGGATCAAATACAAGTTATACTGACGCTGCATAGGAGAAAAATTTATGGCATCAACATACACCCCTCTGGGTATTGAACTTCAAGCAACTGGTGAAAATGCTGGTACATGGGGGACAAAAACTAATACTAATTTACAGGTTATTGAACAAATCTCAGGTGGTTATGTTGCTAAATCAATAGCAGGTGGTGCACAAACTACAGCTTTATCTGTTTCTGATGGAGCAACTGGTGCTGAACTTGCACACAGAATGATAGAATTTACTGGAACGATCACAGGTAATCAGATCGTTACAATTCCAATTGATGTACAAAACTTTTACATTTTAAGAAACTCAACTTCAGGATCTCACACAGTACAATTTAAATATGCTTCTGGATCAGGAGATTCATTTACTTTCGCAGCAACAGATAAGGGAGATAAAATCGTATTCGCAACAGCAAACGATGGAACTAATCCTGATATAGATACACTAGCGATTGGAACTGGTATCTCAGAAGTTTCTGAAGATACGTCCCCACAATTAGGTGGCGATCTAGATACTAATTCATTTAATATTTCATTTGATGATGCTCATGGCATTACTGATGAGAATGGTAACGAACAAATTATATTTCAAACTACATCATCTGCAGTAAATCAGTTTGATGTTACAAACGCTGCTACTGGTAATGCGCCAAGTATATCTGCAACTGGTGGTGATACAAACATAGATGTTGCTCTTGTTCCAAAAGGATCTGGAGAAATCAAAGTAGGTACAGGATCTGGAAACGCTACTGTCACATCTAGCGGAGCACATGATCTAATATTAGATACTAACTCAGGGACAAACTCTGGAAACATAACAATCACAGATGGTTCAAACGGTAACATAACTCTTACGCCAAATGGAACTGGAGATGTGGTAGCTTCCGCTGATACATTAACAGTTGGTGATGCAGGTGCTGCAGCAACAATAGCTTCAAATGGTGCTGGAACACTTACAGTAACAACTGGTGGAGCAACTGATTTAATTTTAAATACAAATAGTGGAACAGATTCTGGATCAATTCAAATTACAGATGGTGCTAATGGTAATATTGCTGTTACACCAAACGGTTCAGGAAACGTTGTTCTTGATGGATTAACTTTTCCAAATGCTGATGGATCAGCAGATCAAGTATTAAAAACAGATGGATCAGGGACTTTATCTTTTACTGATGCATCTGGTGGAACACAGTGGCAATCATCTGTCAAAACCGCTGACTTTACAGCAGTAGCTGGACAAGGTTTTTGGGTAAATACTGCCTC